ACAGTTCCATAGTATTACTGAACTCCAGTTTTTCTTGGGATAGTTTTCGTTTTTGGCGCCAAGATACTTTTCTGTCAATTTGGTTTCATAGTCGTGCTGTACAACCTGCACTGCTTTTGAATCGTCTCTAAGTGCCCATAGTTTGGCAATATCGTCTCTGAAAATCATATCACCATCGACAAAAATAGCCCAGCCTTGATAATTCTGCATGTGCGGCACAAGAAAGCGTGAGTAGATGAAGTGATTTGAACCGTCTGAGTGTAATTCGTCGTAATTGTCAAGTAGATGAAGAGCAAGTGGATTTAAACTGACAGGCTGCGTAGCATGTCGTATAATTGAATTTGAGCAGACATGATATGCTGCTGCTTCTCTTGGGTCGTATCCTATATAAACAGGAATCATTGATCTCTCCTTTCTATGTCCGCTTCGTCGCAGATCTTGCCGTGCTGTACTTCCAATATTCTTACAGGTTTACTAGTGGGATTTGAAGCACAGTGCCAGACTCGTTTCCCTATATTATACCCACCGGTGTGTGCTGTTAGATGCACTGTGTCTTTCATCTTTTTCCACTCGGTTTCTATCTTAACAGTGCCTTCTAGCACATACCAGTGTTCTGCTCTGTCAAAGTGTCTTTGATTGCTTAGAGAGCAGCCTGGCTCAATTTCTAGTTCTTTGACTTTGTATTCCAGTTCAGGCTCGTGATTAAGCACACGATACCATCCCCAGGGGCGTTTTGTTTTTTTCATCAGGAGTATTTATAGGTTAAGAAATTGTGTCTAAAAATTTGTGATAGAAATCTTGATTGAATTTTCTACATTCTGTCAGAAAATCATAAGATATTTTATTTGTACTAGACGAAGGAGTTTGATTTATATTATCTAACAATATGGGAGGATTTTTGAAATGATGAAACTTTACACTCCAGCCTGCTACTTGTACATTCTTTCCTAATAACTGAGCCCAATATGCGCCGTGATAGCTATCTGTTATGATAGTGTCGTGAGATGCTATAAATTGTATACTTTTATCAAAATTAGTACTATCATTATACATAATAGACTTGTTGTCTGTTGCTTTAATTTTGGTTTTAAACTTATGTAAAAAATATCCTACTTTTCGTGTTGTTGTATATTTTTTGTCAAAGGCTGGGTGCATACAAGACACACAAGGCAAATAATATCTTTCATAACCTTCAACCCAGTCTCGTATTCCTATTAGATTGCATTTGTTTATCCAGTCTGGGAAATAAACTCTAACACCTGATTTTGAAATGTGTTTTCTTCCGAAGTTATGACCTATCCCCCATAGCACAACTTTCTCAGGAGATTTTGCAATTTGTTCTTGTATGTGAAATTGAAATTTTTTATGTATTAATCCACCGCCACCGACTACTAGAATTTGATTTTTTAGGTTATCTCTTTTATAAATTAAGTCTTGAGAATTACAATTTGGAAAATTAAAATAACGACTTGGGTTAGAAAACAAGTCACCTATGTTATTATGAACTTTTCTATGGAGTTCGATTATCATAATTTTACGTTAAATTTTTCTTGGAATTTTTTTATTTTTTTGCTCTTGTGAGGCCCTGCAAAATGTACAATCGGATATACTTGCTGAAAGCTAAAGGCCTCTGGCCTTGCATTAAAACCTGGATAATCAAACAGTTCGTATTGTCCCTTCAAATACGAATCTAAATTAAATATAAGACGAGGTTGATCATTGCCTAAAAATCTACCATAATATTTATGTCTCCAGTTTTGTTTTAGATACGAGTCGGATAATTCTTTACAAGATTTTAAATATTCTATCGTTTTAGAAGATTTTTTTATAAACATTACTCCGCTATTAAACAACGGCGAACTTGTAAATTTTGTTTTGGGACTTTTAGTCGCAAAAAATAACTTGTCGCTACAATCAAAAATATTTTTACAATCCCATTGAAAGTCATAAAAAAAAGCATCGTTATCTAAGTAAAGCACATTATCATGTGTGCTAAACGAGTCTAAAATACAATCAATTTTTAAGAAATATGGATTTATAGTATTTTTATTTAAATAAAATTCGTAATCGATTTTGTGTTTAGTAGAATAACATAGATGATTTTTGTGAACATTGAATCGGTTAGAATTCCCACAAGATATAATTTTCATTCAACGCCTTCAAAATATGCACTAATTTTTTTACACATTTCTAATCTAGATTCTTTCTTATTTTTTTTACATAATCTTTTTTTAAAGTACGGTAATTTTTTAAATGAGTCGTTAATTATAAAAAATTCTTTTTGATTTGTAATTTTTGAGATTGCTTTAGACATAAATATATCCTCTGCATTAAATACATTTTGATAATCTTGCCAAAAGTCTTTTGCATATTTTATAACATCGGGCAATAGTAATGAATCTACAAGTGTTCCTCCGGTAAGTATTAAAGGAGCTGTAGTTGCATCGGGCGTCGGAGGCTTTTCTGTATACTGATTATTATAATACCATCTATAATGACACCCTGTTAGCGGTTCATTCATGTCTAACATTTTTTTCATTGTAGATTCTTTATATACAAAATCATCGTCTTGCATAAACACATATCTATTTTTACAACTTAATGCCCATGTATATCTTGAGAGCAATCCAAAGCTAGGCCAAGCACCATAAGTGTAAGGCCCTGGCATATGTACAAATTTAAATTTAGTTGTAGGATTATTTAATTTTACTTCTGTGCCAGTTACAACTAGCACTTCGTCAACAATGTCATAATTTTCATATGCTTCATATATAGCATCTAGGTTGGCTGCTCTGTTAGGGTGTAATGTAAAACTAACTGATATCATAATTTGTCACTATAGTTAAATTCTATAAAATCTTTTTCATAAACTTTTTTTAATATTTTCTTACTTGTATTAGATAAAGAGATGTCTACATTGTTAGAAGCGTTAACATGGACAAGTTTTTTGAAACAATCTAGTTTAATCTGTATAAATTTAAAATTTTCTATAAGATTTTCAAACCTAAGAATTTCTGTATTTTTATTAATGAAAAAAGATTGTGGTTTCCAAATTAGGTAGTGCGGCGAGCTATCGTTTAAACAGTAATCTACGTAAGAATTTATGCCGTCTTGTGCCTCACATAATTTAACTATTTTTCTAGTCTCTAGGTTTCTTTTGCTACCTTTAGTATGTAATTCTCTTACTAAATGCTTATACCAACTTATTATTCTATCATAAGGATGCCTAACTACAGCGAACGAATAAGTATAACAACTAAAATTAATGTCGTCGATAGTCGAATGTTTCCATCCTACTTCCTTGCCATTAAAATTAGTTTTCAGCCAACTAGTTATACTTTCTCCTCCTGTTTTAGGAATATGTATAAACAATAAATTCTTGTCTTCTAAAAAAATAGCCATTAGTCTAATATTAAAATAGTGTCAGTTTTTTTCTTTTTACCTTTAATATATCCTAATTGATAATATTCTTCTATTACTTTTTCTAATTTATCATTAGGAGTTAAAAAATTAGTTTCAAACTGTATTGTTCTAGGATAAAATGATTTATCTTTAGATATTAAATAATTCTTTAAATTTAATAAGATATCGCAGTCGCCGCCTTCGGTGTCAATTTTTAGAAACTCTATAGTTTTTACATTGTATTTTTCTAAAAGTTTATCTATTGGAATTTGTAGAACACGCTCGATCTTAACTAAATTTGTAACACCTAACTCTATGTGTTTAGGGTGATAATTAGTTAAAGAATTACATCCTTTTAACCAATCTGGTAACTTTTGTTCTTCAATCATATTTTCAGGAATATAATATATTTCTATATATTTTTCTGTATCATCAAATGCTATTGCTACATTTTCCTTTATAACATTTTTAGGATTAGGTAATTGATCTAGATAGTAAGATAAAGGTTCTACTGAAATACCTATAACATCGTTGTCAGCAGTTTCTATTATTGTTCTAAAATTACTAGTTCCGATTTCTAAAAAATCTAAATTCATAATGTTGCATCTTCCATTCCGGCAACTCTTAGTTTCACAACATTAGTAATCTGCCACTGCTTTTGATCCAATGCCTTCAAAACACCAAGCCACTTGTTTCTTATAAGAGCAAAGTCATTGATAATTTTTTCGTAGTCAACGACATCTGCTTCACCATCTACGTACTTTTCAACGTCACGACTGCTCAGTGCTCTCTGATAGTTTTCTAGGTACTGACGAAAAAAAGAACTGCGCAATCTACGCAGTTCAATGTTAAGGTACTCCAGTATCGCTTCGATTTCCTGCAACTGATTGAAACGATGCTCTACAGTGCCAGGCATTGAAGCACTTGCTCGTTCAATGTTGCCAGTAAACTTGACTTCTTCTCGAGCAGCAACTAATTCCTCTTCAAAGAATCTAATTGCTTCAGGAATTTTGGAAATGTTTCTCGATACTTCCGAGTACCAACCCATTAGTAGTCCTCTTCGTCCGGTTCTTCATCCAATTCAAGATAGTAAGAAATAGCATCGTCTAGCACTGTGTCTGATCCTGCTGCGGCTTTAAATTCTTCGTCTTCCACACCATAATCAGCCAACAGATCTACGTAACGCTCTGCTGCGATTTCTAACTGCTTCTTGTCAATGTATTCCTTAAACATCATCCAAATATCTGCGATGTGAGTCTCGTCCATCAGGTACCCGTCTCCTCTTGTGCTTCCTCGTTATTTAGTTGCTCTGCCACAGGAAGGTCTTCTTCGTCTGCGTCCTTTTCTTCTGGCAGTTGATAAAAATCTTCCATTACCATGTCCAGCATCTCGCCAGTCCAGCGCTTGCGATACTCAAGATGCTCTTCACCGTTGGAATCAATGTACTTCAGTCGATTGCCCTGCTGCACAATAAGACCTTTCTTCTCCATCAGTTCTAGCAGACCCGAATATGGATTCATTCCAGTCTCATAGGGAATCTTAACCTGCACTGCTTCGAACGGCTTAGAATAGCGTGTCTTCATGATCTTACAGGCTGCTCGAATGCCTTTTACGTCGGAAATCTTATTGCCGTCTTCGTCTTCCTTCAACTTCAACTTCTTCATTGCTACTACAATTGATGAAGCATACACAAAGCCCTGACCGCCTGAGATTTTATCATCTGGGTCGAACATATCCTGCGAAGCGTATGTGTGGTTGGTAGCAACCATGCCTACATTGTGTGCGCCGAACATGTTCACACAGTTTCGCACCAGTGCTGTCAGTGCCTTGGGCTTGCGACCCATATCACCTTTCAAGTCACCTTTGCCAAACTGATCCACGTCAGTAGGAGTAAGCAGCATGCCCAGTGAGTCGATAACAAACAGCACACGAGGGCGTTCGTCTTCATTGAGACTCTTGTAGTCATCCATGAATGTATGCACAGTTTTTGCTACATCGTCAATCATTGACATGTTCAGTTTTAACAGTTTGTCTTCAGAAGTATCTACATCAAGAGCCTGTAGCCACTGTTCGTCTAGAGCGTTTTCTGAATCGATTAACACTACATAGATGCCTTGCTTTTGTGCTTCTTTCACAATATTGCCAGAACAGATATAGGATTTGCCCGAGCCGGATTCGCCTGCGAATACTGATACCTTACCTAACGGAATGCCTTTGTTAAAGTCACCAGAGATAAGATAGTTGAGAGCAAAGTTGCCAGTGCTCACCCAGTCTGTAGGATCGTTGAATCCTGCGCTCATGCCTGAGATTGATTTTGTTAATTGGTTGCGAAATTTTGTTGGGTCAAATGCCTTGGTCATTCGGAGTCTCCTTAGTTTGCCTTTGAATGAGGGGAGCGATGCACTCCCCT